AACGCAACCTTTGCCTTTAACACTCTTATCACTATACCCAAGGTTAATAACAAATGATGGATAAACACTTACACATAATACCTTATACAAAAGAACATGGACAGTTTATATTATCCTGTCAAATGAATCATAAAGTATTAGAGGCAGATAGACATTATATTAATTTAGAAGGTGATGCTAAAAATTTAGAACAAGATCATTTAGCATTTACAGGAATAGTTAAATCAAAACCTATTTTTGCTGCTGGTATGAAAATGGTTTGGGGTAGAGTTGCAGAAGGATGGGTTATAGCAACAGGAGATATATGGAATCATCCTTTGTCAGTTGCAAGAGCAATTAAAAAAGATTTTGCTAGAGTTGCAAAAGAACACAATATAGAAAGAGTACAAACTGCAATTAGAAAAGATTTTAAACAAGGTCAAAGATTTGCAGAATGGTTAGGTTTAGAGAACGAGGGTTTAATGAAAAAGTTTGGTTTTGATGGAACAGATCAATACAGATATGCGAGGATATTCTAATGGGAGCAGCTGCACCAGTATTTACAGTAGCAATGGGAGCTGCACAATACAAATCTCAAGGAGAGATTGGTAAATTTAATCAAAGAGTTAATAATAGAAACGCATTAATACTTGAAAATCAAGCAGATCAATTAGAGGCAAAAGCAGATTTTGATATTGCTCAATTTAAAAAAAATTTTAGAAAAATTGAAGGTCAAACAAAAGTAGCACTTGCTAAATCTGGTGTTGTTATGGATAGTGGTAGTGCTTATAATATTATGTTATCAAATGCTTATGAAGCAAAATTACAAGAAAATTTAATTATATATAATTCACGAGTTGCTGCAGCAAATAAAAGGGAAGAAGCAAATTTTGCAAGAATAAGAGGCACAATGGCTAGAAATGAATCTAAACTTGCACAAATACTAACAGTTGCACAAACTGGATCAAATTTATATTCTATGATGAATAAACCTAAAGGAACAGTATAATGGCTAAAATACCTACATTTACAGCAGAAGGTTCAATTACTCAATTAGAAGGCACTACTACTAATCTTAAAATGGGATTAAATAATAATCTTGCTAGTGCATTAGCACCTATTACCAAAACTGTTGTTGAACAAAAAATAAAAGAAAATGCTTTACAAAATCAAGCAGAAGCATTGAAATTAGAAAATGATTTTATAACTGATATGCAATCAGTTACTCAAACAATTAATACTGATAACAAATATGCAACAAACAAAGATGCTGCAAACATTTATTTAAAAGAACAATCAGATGCGTTAATAAAAAAATATAGAGCATTAGCAACTAATGGAAATGTACAAGACAAATTTTCTAATTATGCTTTAGCTGAAGTTCAAAAAACTATTTTTAAAACTGATACTATAATTTCACAAAATATTTTAACAAATTTAAACAATGAATATTTAAAACAAAAAGAATCAACCATTATTAATGGAATGACAAATGATATTGATAGATTAACTTTAGAAACAAGTTTAAAAAAATTAACTATAGATACTTATAGTGAGCAAATATCTCCTCCAGAATTACAAAAAATGTTAAATTCTATTCCTGTAGAAATACAATTATATGATGGATTAAAAGATGTTAGTACATTTCCTAGAAAAACATTTTATGCTTTAAAAGAAAAAGATGAGAAAGGTAATCCAATATATTTACCAGACTTACCTTATGAACAAAGATTAAAATTAGAAGAAAAAGCTAAAACAATTATAAGACCACAAATAACTACAGAGTGGGAAAATTATACTGCATCTGTTATGGCTGGAAAAGAACCACCTCCATTTGATATGAAACTTGCAACAGAAATTATGACAAAACCAGTTGCTGATAAAATGTTACAAGAAGAATCTATAATAAAAGATACTGTTATTAATAATAATTTAATACTTACTTCTCCAGCTAAAGATTTAAAAGAATTATATAAAAATATTATAGATGAAGCTGAAGAATCAAATACAGAGTTAAAATTTCAAGCACTAGAACAACACTACCAAACAATTCTTAAAAAAAGAGAAGATGGTCTTAACAAAGATCCAATTAATTTTATATTACAAACAAATAATTCTGATATTGCAGATTTAGTTTCTGAATTAGAAGAATTAAAAGGAACATCTGATGGTGCAGGTCCTGTGTTTGATTCTAATGCAGAAGCATTAGCAATATCACAAAAAAATATAGAATTAGCAAGTGCATTAGCTTCTGAACAAACTAAATTAGGTATACCAGAATCTCAACATAGATTTATGACAAATGAACAAGCAACAGGATTTGTTAATTCATATATTGCTTTAGCAGAAAAAGGTGATCAACAAGGTATGCAAACTTTAATGTTAAGTCTTGGTAATGATTATGGAATTTATGAATCTAAAGTTATAGCACAATTAAAAACAAGTGGTTTACCAGAAGGAGCAGAAATAGCTTTATCACTAGGTAATTCTGAACTTGCTGTAGAAGCATTAGCTCTTGATACTAAACAAGAAAAAGATTCATTAAAAGATTTTTTAAAAAGAGAAACTAATAATGAAACAAAATTTGATGATATTAGCATTATGATTAGTGAAGAAATGAAAGATTTTGAAGCTATATTAAGAAAAAATGTTCCATTAGATAGTAGTGGTACATTGCCAGAAATGGAAAAACTTATAGATTTTTTAAGTTATGCAGCAATTAATAGAATGTATGGCAAAGGAATGAACGCAGAAGATGCCGCTGAATCTGCTGCTAATACTTTTATGCAAAATTTTCATTTAGAAGATACTTATTTTATTCCTAAAATTTATAATGGAGAAGATATATCAGCTAGTGTTGATGGAATTATTGATAAAGCAAATGTATTGAAAGATTATTATTTGCCAGAATTTGGTGCGGTTGCTTTTAAATCTGCAACTGAAAGAGATGAAGCATTACTAACAAATAAAATGAAATCACAAATGCAAACTAATGGTCAATGGAGAAACACTCCAGATGGAGAAGGTTTAGTTTTTGGAATAGTATTAGCAAATGGATCATTTGCACCTGTTATAAATGAAAAAGGAGAAGAACTTGCTTTTAAATTTAATGATACAACTTACACTGTTCCGGGTACATCACAAAACTTTGATATAAATTTAAAATACAATGAAGAGCTAGATAATGTTTATGCTATGGGTGGTGCTGTCAAAGTTGATTTAGAACCTATTGTTAAAAAAGAAGATTTAAAATCTACTGTTACAGAAGAAACTACTATTGTTCCAGAAGAAACTACTATTGTTCCAGAAGAAACTATTAATGTTTCAGAAAAAAAAGAAAATAAAAAAGAAACAAAAAATCTTATAAAAAATTGGAATAAATATTATCAAACAGATAATAGTATAATTGGCTCTATGAAAGCAAAAGAAAGATTAAATCGTATGAATGAACCGGGTTATAAAATTCCAAATGATGCAATATCTGCTATAGAAAATGCAGCTACTAACTTTGATGGTGATGGTGGTTTTTCAAAAGAATATTTAATAGATGCTTTAACTAAAATTGGTCAAATAGAAAGTCAATATGAAACTAAAGTACAAAAAACAGAAAAAAAACTTATAGAAAAAACAAAGTTTTTAGCAAGATCGTATTGGCAAATAGAAGTAGATACAGCTAAAGATTTATTAAAAAATTCTTCTCCTATATTTGGTAGTAATTTTGAATCTACTTTTTCTAATTATGCCAAAAATGGTAATACAGCTAGACAAAGTTTATTAAATTTAAGTAATAGAGATTTAGTTAATTTATTAGAAAAAGATGACAAATTAGCTGCTAACATTGCTGCAGCTTTAGTTGTTACAAGATTTAAGTAATATGGCACAATTTGGTTTTGGATTAAATATAAATAAAACAGCACAAGAAACAGGCTATGATCAATATAAAACTAATTTATTTGAATCATTAGGAGCTGTTGCAAAAGATAACTGGAACTATAATCCAGTAATATCTTTAATGACTTATGGAGATACTCTAGAAGCAGAAAGAGATTCAAAACTACAAAATATAGAGCCTGTAGATAGAAATGTTTTAAACGAAAGATATAAAGATATAGGATTATATTTTGAGCAAGATGAGTATCAATCAGTTGTTAATATTATGGTTGATCAAAAAGAAAAAGAATTAGAGAGACAAAGCATAATTCAAAGAGGACCAAAAGGTTCTTGGAATCCTTTAGATGGTGGTTTTTATGTGGGTGCTGCAAAACTTGCAACAGGTATTGGTGTTAGTTTTCTTGATCCTATAAATATTGGTGTATCTTTTATACCTGTTTTTGGACAAGCTAACTTTGCTAGAGTTGCTGCCGCAACAAGTTTTAGAACTGCTAGACTAGCAAGAGGTGCTGTAGAAGGAGCTGTTGGTGCAACTCTTGTAGAACCTCTTATTTATGGTGTGGCTCAAAAAATACAAGCTGACTACGATCTTGTAGATAGTTTTATGAATATTGGTTTTGGTTCTGTTATTGGTGGCGGACTTCATGTAGGTGCTGGTAAATTAAAAGATATGAAAACTGCTAGAGATTTTGAAGCAAGGATTTTAGCAAACAGAGAAAATTTAAGTACAGTTGAAGGTGGAGAACCAGAGATAAATTTTTATAAAGAATATTATCCTGCTGATAGCGAACTAATGATGAGATTAGAACAAACTGATCCGGAGTTAAGAAAAAAATTATTAGCAAAAGCTATTGGTGATCAACAATTAGATGAGCCAGTAAATGTTACTGATATAGCAAATGCTGATCCTGTAATGAATGGTACATCAACTAAACAACTTGATATACAAATTAATGCAGCAAGAAAAAATATTGAAATAATAAAAAGAGATACAGCATTAATTCTTAAAGAAGGTGGTACAGTTAATAAACAACACTTACAAAAAGCAGTTAAAAAATATAATGATTTACTTGCGGAAAAACGAAAATTAAATAAAGAAGTTAGAACTGAACCTGTAGTTAATGAAGCTAGAATTAATCGTAAAAACATATCAGATGATTTAGAATTAAATTCTGTAAAAGACAGTACAGTAAGAGCAGAACCACAGGATACAAGAATAAAAGTATCGGAAGAAAGATTATTAAAAATAAGAACAGCACAATCTGAAAAAGGATTAAATTTAAAATTTGGTCCAGAAGATACAACATTAAAAGCTGCATCAGAACAATTAGATGAAGTAAATTCTAAATCGCAAGAAATAAAAGATATTGCGGCTGATTATATTAACTGTAGTAATGGAAATTAACAATGGCTAAAAACACCTGTTTAACAAGAGTAGAAAATTTATTAAAAGGTTCTTCAATTAAATCTGTTAAGAGAGATGAAATAATAAATTTAATTAAACAATCAATAGCAGAAAAAAAAAGAGCAGGAATAGATAGTGTTAATGTAGACAAAATTGCTAAAGATGTAACAGAACAAATAAAAGCACAAAAAATACAAGATAAAATAAATGCTGTTAATGATGAAATATTAGTAAGAAAAAAAGTGGAAGAACAATTAGAAAATTTTAAAGATGATCCGGAAAATGGTTTAATATCATTATTAGTTGGTACTAATGAATTAACAACTGGTGCTAGACAATCTGTGGGTGTTGCACAAAATGCTGCACAAGGTCAGTTAATTGCAGGTTTTAATGCTGAACTTAAAAATGCTAATTTAGAAGGTATGTTTGATAAAGCAGATACAAGGCTTCAAGAAGAAATTTCTATAACAATGGAAGAAATTTCTTTAGGCACAGAAATAACAACAAAAAATAAAGATGTAATAAAATTAGCCACAATAATGGAAAATTATTCTGAACTTGTTAGACAAAAATTAAATGCTAGAGGAGCTAACATTGAAAAAATGTGGGGTTATATTGTTAAACAATCTTATGATCAATTTAATGTTAGAGCTGCTGCAAATAGATTAAATAAAAAATTAGAAGAAATAACTGTGCCAGAAAATTTAAAAGGTAAAGATATAAATTATTATAAAAATTTTACAGCATGGAAAAATTTTATAATGCAATATTTAGATGGTGATAGAACATTTGCTAATACAGATGATATAGATAATTTTTTATTAAATGCTTACAATTCTATAGTTGGAAACAAAATACAAATAGCAGAAGGAGCTGGTAATATTTTTGGCACTAAAAATGTAGCAAAAGGTGCAAATTATAAAAGAGTATTACATTATAAATCTGCAAAAGATTGGTTTGCTGTAAATGAAAAATTTGGCACAGGATCTTTAAAAGAAACTTATTTTTCTGGATTAATGACCGCTGGAAGAAACATAGGTATGATAGATTCTCTTGGTACTAAACCAAAACAAAATTTTGAAAAAATTAGATATGCAATTCAACAAAGATTGATAGATGGTGAAAGATTAAATGCTGCACAATCTATATCTTCTTATGCACCATTTGATAAATATATGAAAGTTGTAGATGGAAGTATTCATACTATTGAAGGTGGTAGTATTGGATTTGGTGTAGCAAAATGGTCAGCAATAACTAGAGCTATAGGTAATACAGCTAAACTAGGTGGTGCTGTTATATCTGCTGCTGCTGATTTGGGTATTTATGGATCAGAAATGAAATTCCAAGGTAGATCATTTTTAGGTGGAATGTTTGAAGGGTTTAGAGGTTTAGCAAGAAGAAAAAATACACAAGATAAAAAAGATTTAGTTGAAGGAATGGGTTTTTTAGCAGATGGTGTAGTATATGATGTTTCTGGTAGACACACAGTTGGTGATAACTTAACTAAAGGTTGGACTAGAATACAAAGAACATTTTTTAAATATAATTTACTTTCTTGGTGGACTAACACTTTAAAAGAAAACTCAATGTTAGGTATGGCTAACTATTATGCTAAACAAAAAAATTTAAGTTTTGATAAATTAAATAAACCATTACAAGAATTTTTTGCTTTGTATAATATTGATTCTGTAAAATGGGATGTAATTAGAAAAAATGGAATGGTAAAAGCAGATGATGGAACTGAATTTATTAATATTGCAAATTTAGATCAAATATCAGATGCTGATATAAAAAAAATAACAGGTATAGATAATTTAAGTAAAACAGAACTACAAATAGAAAAAGATAAATTTAAATATTCAGTATCTGGAATATTATTAGATAGATCAATCTATGCAGTTATAGAACCAGATGCTAGAGTAAAAGGTATTATGACACAAGGTTTATTAGCAGGAACTGGTATGGGTGAAGCTATTAGATTTTTAGGTCAATTTAAAGCATTTCCAATGTCTATTATGAATAAAGTTTTAGGTAGAGAAATGGCTTATATAAGAAAAGGTAAAAGGTTAGGTGGTTTAAGTACAGATGCTGGTAGAGCAGAAATAGGAAGAGGTATTAGAGGAATGGCTGCACTAATTATAACTTCTGGTTTTATGGGTTATATGGCAATGACTATGAAAGATTTACTAAAAGGAAAAGAACCAAGAGATCCTACAAAATTTAAAACAGTAATGGCTGGTTTTTTACAAGGTGGTGGATTGGGTATATATGGAGATGTATTATTTAAAGAACAAAGAGATGCAGGTTCTGTTATTGCTGGTTTAGTTGGTCCAGCTCCTACAACAGTAGTTGATCTTGGTTTAGCACTTCAATATGCTCTTCTTGGAGAAGGCGGAAAATCTGGTAAAGCTGCTTATAGAGCAATAAGTTCTAACATACCTTTTTTAAATTTATTTTATTTAAAAATAGCATTTGACTATTTAATAGGTTTTCAAATCATGGAAACAGTAAATCCGGGTGTTTTAAAAAGAGTAGAAAGAAGAATGAAAAAAGACTATAATCAAGAATATCTATTTACAAAACCATCAACAAGTAATAAAGGTTTTTAAGTTATGACAGTATCAACTACAATTATTAAAAACTCCCATAATGGTAATGGTAGTACAACTACCTTTGCTTATCAATTTAAGATCCTTCAAGATTCTGATCTACAGGTTATTATAAGATCATCTGATGGA